CTCATAAAATGTCCACCAATGTTTATTTGCAAGGCTCAGCTGGACGGCTGCAGAAACGCAGGATCTCAGAAAAGGTATGCGAACAGTATAAAATCTATCGTGATGGAGATAAGTTAAGGTTTCACTACTATGATGAATCTGGCATCCTCAAAGGGTGCAAGATAAAGACTAAAGATAAATCATTTACTTATGAAGGAGATGTCCCAGGTACACTCTTTGGACAACATTTGTTTCCCGCCACTGGAAAACGAGTTGTCATCACTGAAGGGGAACTCGATGCAGCTTCATGTCAAGAAGCTATGCCGGGGTGGCAGATGGTATCTCTACCTAGCGGTGCAGCAGCGGCCAGGAAGTCGATTCAACGGGCTATCCCCTGGCTCCAGGGTTATGAGGAGATTGTCCTGTTCTTCGACAATGACGAGGCAGGCCGTAAGGCGACGGAGGAAGCAGCAAGCGTATTGCCACCTGGTAAATGCAAGATTGCATCGCTCCAAGGTAATTACAAAGATGCGTCAGACGCCCTCTCTGCCGATGACGCTGAAGCGATTCGTCGCGCTATTTGGGATGCAAAACCTTACCGTCCAGATGGGATCGTTGATGGCAAATCACTCTTAGAACTTGTAACAACACCAACACCACCATCTGATCATGAATACCCATTCGCAGGACTTAATAGTAAGCTACACGGAATCCGCCTTGGCGAGCTTGTTACACTTACTGCAGGCAGTGGAATCGGGAAAAGCTCCGTCTGCCGTGAACTTGCAACTCACCTACTCACCAAAGGTGAACGGGTCGGGTACTTGGCACTTGAAGAGAGCAACCGTAGAACAGCTCTAGGGTTGATGTCTGCAGCAGTCGGTAAGTCACTCCATATTGGAGAACATGACCGAGCAACACTGACTGATGCTTACGAGCGGTCCATCGCTAATTGGAACTTATACCTTTTCGATGGGTTCGGCTCTTATGATCCCGACCTGATTTATAATCGTATCGAGTACCTAGCAACAGGTCTTGATACACGAGTCATCTTTCTTGACCACTTATCTATTCTACTCTCTGGTCTTGATGGCGATGAGAGGCGGATGATAGATACTACTATGACTAAATTACGTTCTCTTGTAGAGCGTACAGGTATTGCATTATTTCTCGTTTCCCACCTACGACGAACAAATGGAGACACCAATCACGAAGAAGGAGCAAGAGTTAATCTCGGACAACTACGCGGTTCGGCAGCTATTGCTCAATTGTCAGATGCAGTTATTGCACTTGAACGGAACCAGCAGTCGGATAGAACAAACTCTACAACGACTGTGCGAGTACTTAAAAACAGATACTCTGGAGAAGTAGGTGTAGCGTGTCACCTAGAATATGATCTAAACACCTGTAAATTCCATGAAACTGAACCAGAAACCGAGTTCAACCCAAGCACAGATTTCTGATGTTGTAGAATACTACGCTACACTAGAGTCACAAAGTGTGCCCGGTAAGGCTGTATTTCATAGCCCCTCATCTGACGGGTACCCAAAGTACCTTGATCGAGAAAATGATCCTTACTGCCGCTTGAATCGTCCTAACCCACCAACCCCTGAAGCAGTAGCTAAAGCACAGTTCATTGACAAAACGTTCGTATGGGAGGGATCAGCAGCGAATAAAGCTGCTAAGTCTTAACCTATTATTTAACACACTCATCTTCATTACCAACCTGTTTATTGTCGCTGGTGTAATCCGGCATTGGAATGACGCTTATCTTTGATATTGAAACAAACGGTCTATACGATGATGTTACCCATATCCACTGTTTGGCTATCTACGACACGGAAGCTGAGCAGATGCTTGTATATAATGACGAGGGCAATACCGAACCTCTTACTCGCGGTATTCAACGTCTTGAAGACGCAAGCGAAATTGTGGGTCATAACATTATTAACTACGATATTCCTGTTATCCTTAAGTTCTATCCTTGGTTTTCCAACGTGGGTAGGGTTTTGGATACTCTGGTGCTTAGTCGTATTTATCACCCTGATATTCTGAAGATAGATCAGAAGAGAAAATGGAACAACATGCCCCCGCAACTTTATGGTAGGCATTCTTTGGAGTCTTATGGATACCGCCTCGGTGAGTACAAAGGAGACTTCGGTAAAACATCAGATTGGAAAGAGTGGTCCCAAGAGATGCAGGACTACATGGTTCAAGATGTTAATGTTACAACTAAATTATGGCAACACTTCAAACCATACCTGACTGGGTTACGTTAGAACATAGAGTTGCACAGATCCTTACTGAACAAGAAATCCATGGCTGGTACTTCAACGAGTCAAACGCTTACGAGCTTGAAAATAAACTTAGACGAGAGCTTGATAGACTTACAGAATCTCTTAGATCGAAGCACCCGCTTATCGAAGGCTCTCTGTTCACTCCAAAACGACCTAATAAAACTCAGGGATACATTGCAGGAGCCCCACTAACTAAACTAAAGGAGTTTAGCCCAACAAGTCGTGACCACATCGCATGGGTCATGCAAACACATTATGGCTGGAAACCTACTTCCTTCACAGATAAAGGTAAGCCTAACATTGATGAGGTAGTGTTGAAAGATATAGGAACAGAGATGTCCCTACAATTTTTCAGATGTCTTGAATTAACAAAGCAGCTTGGCATGTTGTCAGAAGGCAAGAATGCCTGGCTTAAGCTAGTTAAGAAAGGAAGAGTACATCATCACTGTTCTGTAGCAACTAATACTTTTAGATGTGCGCATCGTAATCCAAACTTAGGACAAGTCCCCAGTGACCTTGAATTTAGAAAACTATTTTGTGCTAGCCCTGGTCATGTCATGGTTGGTGCTGATCTCGCAGGCATTGAACTACGAATGCTCGCCCACTATCTGGCTCGATATGATGGAGGCAGGTATGGTGATGTTCTACTCAATGGTGATATACACCAAGAGAATGCAGACAAGATTGGTATTAGTAGACGCCTCGTCAAGACTGTAACTTATGCATTTTTGTACGGAGCTGGAGATCGCAAAATAGGCTTTAGTTATGACCCACTTCTTTCAGATAATGCCGCGACTGCAAAGGGCAAAGAGATCCGCCAGGCTTATGTGGATGCAATTCCTGGACTTGCGGAACTTCTTGAGGCGGTTAAGTCCAAGGCGAAATCTGGTTACATCAATCTCGTTGACTCTCGCCGCTGCCCTGTTGATGGTCAGCACAAGGCCCTTAATTACTTACTCCAAGGTTCAGCGGGGGTAATAGCAAAGAGATGGATGCAGATTGCTAACGATAATTTTCCTACTATAGACAACGATTATTTATTTCACACTCATCAACTAGCATTCATTCATGACGAGTTGCAGTTTGAATGTTTACCAGTATATGCAGAAGATCTCAAGCAACATCTTGAATCTTGTGCTGAATTAGCTGGAGAGTATTACAACCTACGAGTCCCTATTGCTGCTGAAGGAAAGATTGGCAACACCTGGGCAGATGTACACTAAACCACCATGGCCGTAAAATCTAAAACATCTCTTGGACGAGTTCAATTCGAATCCAAGGCTAAATTCAAACATACACATCAAGGCAACGGTACACGATCACTGCCTAAGGGAACTAAAAAGTTGCGTCGGGGTCAAGGTAAATGAGCCTTTTGATTGACGCTGATTATATTGTCTACAAGTGTTGCGCTGCCTGCGAATCAGAAATTGATTTCGGTGATGATGTAATTGTTGTTACCAGTAAATTCTCTGAAGCTTATGCTGCAGTTGAGCGCGATCTTTTTTCTATTGCCTCTGATCTTGGTTGTTTTGACGACTCTATTCTGTTTTTTTCTGATTCTATCAATTTCCGTAAATCTATTGATCCAGCATATAAAGGACATCGAAATAGAAAGAAACCGTGCGGTTATAAAAGGGTCATCAATAAACTCAAGGAGGAGTATCAGACGATAATTATGCCTCAACTAGAGGCAGATGATGCGATTGGTATTTATGCTACTAAAGAGCCAGGACATACTATTTGCAGTCCAGATAAGGATATGCGACAGATTCCTGGAGACCTATATGATTTAAATGATGGAGTTATTACTATTACCGAAGAGGAAGGTGACCGTTGGCACCTTATTCAAACTTTGGCTGGTGATCAAACTGACGGATATAGCGGAGTCCCTGGCTACGGGGTCAAGAAAGCGGAAGCACTCTTTGACAAGCAAGGGTACTCATGGAAAACCGTCGTGGAAGCGTTCGCTGAAAAGGGTCTTGGCGAAGATGTTGCCCTCCAAAATGCAAGACTCGCAAGAATCCTTAGATGCAACGACTATGACTTCACAGCAAAGCAACCAATTCTTTGGTCCCCCTCCTCCAGTGTTGGAATTGACAATGGAGCAGCAGTTCAGGATGCGTCAGATTGAAGATGCTCTAAGGCATCCTAACTCAAGTAAGGAAGATATTATTACGGTATTCCTTGCTTTGCAGAAGCAAACATTCTGCGTCACTAATTCAATGCTGAATCTTTTACAAAAATGGCCCGCCCCTCAAGCAATACAGGACCCGGATACTATCGACGAGGTTCTATCGAAGTTTGGGATTTCATCAGAGACCAAGGATTGAATTTCCACCTTGGCAATGCAATTAAATACATATGTAGAGCTGGTTATAAAGAATCAGCTATACAAGATCTAGAAAAAGCAATCCACTACCTACAGAATGAGCACAGACATTTGTCCTCCCTACGATCAATATCAGACGCGAGCGAAGGAATTTCGTCAAGCGTATCAACTGACTTCTGTCTTGACAGAATCTACCTTGAGGCTGCAGCAGAATTTGATCGATGAAGAACATCTAGAAGTAGTAGAAGCTCATGCTGATCTATTGGATGATATAACTAATAAACGAGCTAGAGAGCATCTCCTGAAGGAGCTTGCCGATCTTGTCTATGTATGCCACCAAATGGCAGCAGCATTTGATTGGGACCTTGGAGAAGCTTATCGACGTGTACATGCGAGTAACATGTCTAAGCTTGATAAAGATGGGAACCCCATCCGTAGAGAGGATGGTAAGATCCTCAAAGGTCCTCGCTATTTTGAACCCACACTAATCGACCTAGTTTAATGTCTAAAACCACCAAAGAACTTATTGCCAGGACTGGTCGTGTACAGTCTTGGATTGATAACCCTGACTCACGCCTTCCTGTTAGTTGTACGGTGTTTGTCGTAGAGGATTCCATTGAGGGTCCAAATGGTATTGAAGCATCATGGCGCTTCGTATCACATGCCCTACGGTTTGGAGCAGGTGTGGCTGTACACCTATCTAAGCTACGCCCTAAGGGACAAGAAAACAGCAAGGGACTTGTTGCATCAGGCCCTGTTAGCTTTGCTAAAATATATAGCACCTTGAATGAAGTACTCCGCCGTGGTGGGGTATACAAAAATGGGGCTGTGGTGTGTCACCTTGATCTCAACCATCCTGATGTACTAGAGTTCATTACTGCTAATCGTAGTGAACTTCCATGGGTAAAACGTTGTGTTAACATTAATAACCATTGGTGGAATGAAAGCACACCTGAAGTACGCGAAGCTCTTTTGCAAGGTATTCGGCAAGGTGACATTTGGCTGAACAAAACAAAGGTAGATAAAAATGGCAATCGAATCAGGGGTAACGTTTGCTTGGAAGTATATCTCCCCAGTAGAGGGACCTGTCTACTTCAACATGTTAACCTCGGCGGATGCGAACTCGATGACATTCGAAGTGCGTTTACATACGGAATGTCCGAATTGTGTGGACTACACAGCAAAACAAATGTTGGAGAAAGCGGAGAGTACCTCACTCCAGAGGTTGATCGCCAAGTCGGTCTCGGAATGTTGGGACTTGCCAACCTTCTCCGACAACAAGGTGTGACATATGCAGAGTTTGGAGAAGCCCTTGAAAAGTTGAATGCTGGTCAAGACTTCCGTAACTATGAGATCACACCAGCAATTGTCTTGGCTCGTGAATTGAAAGCAGGTGTTGAGACTGCAGCAGAAATTGCTAAAGCCAACAATATGGCCCGTGCTTTTGCTATTGCACCTACGGCATCCTGCAGTTATCGCTATACAGATCTTGAGGGGTATACTACATGCCCTGAGATTGCTCCTCCCATTGCCCGTCAAGTTGACCGTGATAGCGGCACCTTTGGCGTCCAGAGCTTTGACTACGGTCCGGTTGAGATCGCATCTGAAGTTGGCTGGGATAATTACAAACGAGTAGTAGATGGTATTGTACAACTGCTCGACAAGACGGGACTTCTTCACGGCTATAGTTTTAACTCGTGGAGTGACGTAATCACTTACGATGAAGCCTTCATTGAAGAGTGGCTGCAATCCCCGCAGACCTCCCTTTATTATTCACTTCAGGTAATGGGTGACACTCAAGACAAGTCCAATGTATACGCTGCATTGGATGAATCAGATGTCAATGATTACCTGGATTCAATTCTAAATGATCCTGCTCCATCTTGTAATTGCGGAGAGTAATGAACCCTTATCAAAAACTATTGAGTCGTAAACGCAAGTGGTCACCTGTACAAACTACAGCTGGCAAACTTGCAGAGGGTGCGGAGGAGACTATCTTCCGTGCTCTTGCCATTAGGCATATGGAATTGCCTGTTGGCGAATTTATTAATGATGCACTAAAGAATGATGTTCCAGAGCTATCGCAAGACCTACTGCGATCCAACATCAAAGACGAAGAGAACCACGACTTGGCTCTCGGTTACATCGCCAATGCTATCGGTGTTGACGAACAAGCTGAAGCCGAAGCACTCCGACTCCGCGATGCTTGGACGGCGCATCCTGATCACACGCTCCTCAAAGCACTGGTTGCCGAGCGTGCAATTTTCTTCGTTCTATTGCCATTCTTCCGCTTTAATGGTGACGCTGGTCTCCGAACAGTAAGTGCAGACATTAGTCGTGATGAACAAGTCCATGTCGCTACAAATAGCCTGGTATGTCGTGAGCTTGGTCTCGATTGGAGTCCTAGCTTGGATCGCCTCAGGAAGGCAACCATTAATTGGGTGCTTCAACCTCTAGGTAATAATACTCAGTCTAAATATTTGGACAAAAAATTTTGGCTGGATGCAAGCGACCGCTTGATGTATGAAGGTAAAGCACCTGAGCTTTCCGATACAAAGCGAGGCAGAATGCCAGCGTTTTTCGAACATAGTAATGTCAATCTCCCTCAATACGCTTGAGTTATCTGGGTTACAACTCCAGGCATTGTTAAAGAGTCTTGAAGACAACTTTGCCTGGAGGACACCCACTTATACTGATGACATAGCAAAAGTTATGTATCATGCAGGACAAGCAAGTGTCCTAGAATATATTAAACAGTACTTGGAAGAAAACTAATGTGCTTTGCGTCAACTCCTACTGTTCCGACGCCACCCCCGCTTCCGCCTGCCACCCCAGCACCTCCCGCGCCGGAAACACCAGCACCTGCACCAGAACCTCTTCAATCATCTAGTACACAAGCTGGTCTGCGTCTTCGTAGATCACGTCGTGAAGCTAGCGGTGAAGTGGCAAGGGGTACAGGTCAACTGAGGATTCCCATGAACACTGGACAATCTAAAGCTGGAGGCTTGAACTATTGAACGCCCGTGAACGTTATGATAGGTTGATTGGTACACGATCAGCCTTTCTTGATAAGGCAGACGAGTGTTCCCGTTTAACCCTCCCTTATCTAATTACCAAAGAAGATGGGCGGACTATTAACAAGCCGCTACCTTCTCCTTGGCAAAGTGTTGGAGCTAAGGCTGTAGTAAACCTTGCATCTAAATTGATGCTAGCTCTGCTGCCACCTCAAACTACTTTCTTTAAACTACAAGTCCGAGATGATAAACTTGGACAAGAATTACCTGCTGAGATTCGTAGTGAACTAGATCTAAGCTTCAGTAAAATGGAGCGTATGGTCATGGACTACATCAACGCTAGTAATGACCGAGTTGTTATTCACCAAGCTATCAAGCATTTGATTGTTGGTGGTAATGCTCTTCTTTATATGCAAAAGGATGGTATCAAACATTTCCCATTGAATCGTTTTGTTGTCAATCGTGACGGCAACGGTAATGTGATTGAGATTGTTACCAAAGAATTAATTGATCGTTCGCTTGTGGAGATGCCTGCTCCCGAGCTATTGCCTAATCCTCCTGGGATGAAAGGCGGAACAACTGGCACAGACGCAGACGACGTTGAGGTATACACCTACGTCAAGCTTGATGAAAAGAGTGGTCGGTGGGTGTGGCATCAGGAAGTACATGATAAGATCATTCCTGGTTCCCGTAGCACTGCCCCTAAGAATGCAAGCCCATGGTTGGTACTGCGCTTTAACACAGTAGATGGTGAAGAGTATGGACGAGGTAGGGTAGAAGAATTCATCGGGGATCTAAAGGCCCTTGAAGGACTCTCTCAGGCCCTCGTAGAAGGCTCTGCAGCGGCTGCTAAAGTCGTGTTCCTTGTATCCCCCTCAAGCACTACTAAACCCCAGACCCTGGCCAACGCAGGCAACGGTGCAATCGTTCAGGGTAGACCTGATGATGTGTCCGTTATTCAAGTTGGTAAGACCGCAGATTTCCGAACTGCTTTGGAGATGGCTGCTAGTCTTGAACGTCGTATCAACGAGGCATTCCTTATCCTCAATGTACGACAATCAGAACGTACTACTGCTGAAGAAGTACGCCTCACACAAATGGAACTTGAACAACAACTTGGTGGCTTGTTCTCCTTGCTTACCACAGAGTTCCTGATCCCATATCTTAATCGTACCTTACTGGTATTGCAACGTAGTAACGAGATCCCCAAGATTCCTAAGAACTTGGTACGTCCTCAGATCGTTGCAGGTGTTAATGCTATTGGTCGTGGACAAGACCGTGAAAGTCTCACGCAATTTATCACACTCATCGCACAAACACTTGGACCAGAAGCATTGATGAAATACATTGACCCAAGTGAAGCAATCAAGCGATTGGCTGCAGCACAAGGTATTGATGTACTGAATCTGGTTAAGTCACAACAGCAACTACAGCAAGATCAACAAACTCTGCAGCAACAAGCTATGCAGAAGTCATTGATGGATCAAGCTGGACAACTTGCTGGTACTCCTATGATGGATCCGACCAAAAATCCACAGATCAATGAGCAATTCCAAACCCAGGCCCCAGCGCCAGAAGCCGGTCCTCCCCAATGAGGTAACTGAAGAAGTAACTCCTCAAGAAACTCCGGTAGAAAATAAATATCAACCTAAAGAAAAGGTTGGTAAACCTTCGATTAGTGCACCTGGAGGAAAGGTGACTAGCGTAGGACTTGGCAAACTTAATGTAACCACCAATGGCTCCCGAACTTACCTATGATCCCACTCCGATTGATGCACCTGAGTTCAATGAATCTGAACTAGCTGCTCTTGAGGTAGGTGAGAATGCAGAACAATCACAACAACAACTTTTTGCTGGTAAATTCCGCGACGCAGAAGAGTTGGAGAAAGCCTACATGGAACTCCAAGGTCTTCTCGGTAAAAAGGAAGATGAAGAACCAGCTCCTACAGAAGAAACAGAAGAGATCCCTGAGGAACCTGAAGTATCACCTGCTGTTACACTAATTAGTGAAGCATCTAAGGAGTACTTTGAGAATGAAGGTCAGCTATCTCCTGAAACTCTCGCTAAGTTTAGTGAGCTATCTTCAGCTGATCTTGTTAAAGCTTACATGGAGCTTCAAGCAGATCAACCACAAACACCACAACAAGTTGTTGACCTTAGTGAAGCTGAAGTAAATCAAATTAAAGGTTTTGTTGGAGGAGAAGAAGCTTATACTAGTCTTGTTGGTTGGGCTTCAGAAAATCTCCCTGATGCAACGATTGAATCTTATGATAGCTTGGTTGATTCTGGAAATCCTGGAGCTATTCAATTAGCACTTGCAGGTCTTAAAGCTATGTATGATGAAGCAAATGGTTACGAAGGACGACTGTTGACTGGTCGTGGCACACCTGTTAAAGATGATGGTTTCCGTAGTCAAGCGGAGGTTGTTCAAGCTATGAATGATCCTCGTTATGATCGAGACCCTGCTTATCGAGCAGATGTATTTGCCCGCCTTGAACGTTCTAACCTTAACTACTGATGCCTGTTACCACCAACGAATTCAACCAACAAAACATTTTCGCTAAGGAACCTCCCATGTACACTGATAAAGATTACACTGTCCCCCACAATGAACGAGCTGAACTACTCAATGGTCGCTTGGCTATGCTTGGCTTCGTGGCTGCTGTTGGCGCTTACGTTGTAACTGGACAAATTATTCCTGGAGTATTCTAATGTCTTGCGGTAAGAAGGGCCACAAAGGTGGCGGTAAAAAGAAATGAAAAAGGACGACCTTAAAATAGCAGCATCATTTGAAATCAATCCTGACGCCCATAACAAGGCTAAGAAGGGTAAGAAGATTTATGAGAAAGGTAAGGGTACAACCAATCCTAACGAGAAAGATACTTTCATGAAAAGGACTGGTCCCCAACTTCCTCTTGCTAAGAAAAAATCTAAAGGTAAAGGTTATGCCTAAGGATGGATTGTACGCAAACATCCACGCTAAACGAAAGCGTATTGCTGGAGGTAGTGGGGAGAAGATGCGTAAGCCTGGTGCTAAAGGTGCCCCAACTGCAGCTCAATTCAAGAAGGCTGCAAAGACTGCTAAGAAGAAATAGTAGTTAAGTCCGTCAGTGCTGCGCGTGTACTGGCGGATTATTTGGAGTAAGTAATATAAAAGTTCTTTGCTTTATTATTATGATTCCTATTCTAACTACTCTGTCAGTCATTAGCTCATGGTATGGCCCTGGTTTCCACGGTAACCTTACAGCTAATGGAGAACGGTATAATCAAAACGGCCTTACTGCAGCGCACAAGACACTCCCCTTTGGTACTAAACTAAAAGTTTGTTATAAGAGGTGTGCCGTTGTACGGGTCAATGATCGTGGTCCCTTTATTCATGGAAGGGAAATAGATCTCAGTAAAGGTGCGGCTGATGCAATTGGTCTCACTGGCTCTGGAGTTGGACGGGTAAAAGTAACTCGACTTAACTAACTTCAACTATGACTGCTACACTTGCAGCTCCTAAGTCCCAAGATAACCTTTGGGACTCTTTTTGTAACTGGGTCACTTCGACCGACAACCGTCTTTATGTTGGGTGGTTTGGAACTCTTATGATTCCCTGCTTGTTGGCAGCCACCATTTGTTTTATCATCGCTTTTGTTGCGGCTCCACCAGTAGACATTGATGGCATCCGCGAACCTGTTGCAGGCAGTCTTCTTTATGGAAACAACATTATATCGGGAGCCGTCGTTCCGAGCAGCAATGCCATCGGACTACACTTCTACCCAATTTGGGAAGCTAATTCACTTGATGAATGGCTCTACAATGGGGGTCCTTTCCAGCTCACAGTGTTCCACTTCCTCATTGGCATCTATGCTTACATGGGACGAGAGTGGGAACTTAGCTATCGACTAGGAATGCGCCCTTGGATTTGTGTTGCATATAGTGCTCCTGTGGCTGCAGCTTCCGCTGTGTTTCTAGTGTACCCCTTTGGACAAGGATCGTTTAGTGATGCCATGCCTCTCGGTATCAGTGGTACGTTTAACTACATGTTGGTCTTCCAAGCTGAACATAACATCCTCATGCACCCCTTTCATATGCTCGGTGTTGCTGGGGTATTTGGTGGCAGTTTGTTTAGTGCTATGCACGGAAGTCTCGTCACCTCCTCGCTTGTTCGGGAGACTACGGAAGACGTATCCCAAAACTATGGTTACAAGTTTGGTCAAGAGGAAGAGACATACAACATCGTTGCAGCCCATGGTTACTTCGGTCGTTTGATCTTCCAATATGCATCTTTCAATAATAGCCGTAGTCTTCATTTCTTCCTTGCTGCTTGGCCTGTTGTTGGTATTTGGTTTGCTGCTTTGGGCGTTTCGACCATGGCTTTCAATCTTAATGGTTTCAACTTTAACCAATCTCTTCTCTCGTCTGAGGGACAAGTAATCAATACTTGGGCTGATGTTCTTAATCGCGCTAACCTCGGCTTTGAAGTAATGCACGAGCGTAATGCTCATAACTTCCCCCTTGATCTAGCCAGTGCTGAAACCACTCCTGTGGCTCTGGTATCCCCTTCTATTGGATAACAATGGCACACCTTACTGTAACCTATGTTCAAGATGCCACTGCTGCTGCAGCTGGCCTCTCTTCTCCGTTTATTCCTGCTTATCCTGAGTACTATACAAGTACTACTTTTGATGCAGCTTTCTACACTGCTCGTACTGAACAGTGTGAAGCTCTTGAACTTAAGCACGCTGAATAATGATTAAACTCACTGATGTAGCTAAGTATTACCGGGAACTTCCTCATCAAGTGGAAGCACTTGAATACTTACAAGACCATGTAGATATCATGGTACTCAATCGATTTGCTGAGCTGTGGCGTTCTGCCCCTCAATCACCCAAAGTCGGCAATAACTGGGATGGCATTTATGAAGCAGCTCGTCTTGCTGGTGCTAAGTTCCCTGAAGTTGTAGCTGCTCAGTGGGCTCTTGAGTCAGGCTTCGGTAAATTTATTTCTGGTAAGAATAACTTCTTTGGTATCAAAGGAAAAGGTACTGTCAAGACAACTTGGGAGGACTACGGTAATGGTCCTGTTACTATTAACGCAGCCTTCAAAGATTTTGAGACTCCCTTTGATTGTGTTAACTATCTTGTAACTCGGTGGTATAAAGACTACAATGGTTATAAAGGAGTTAATCGAGCTAAGACTCGTGAAGAGTGTGCTCGTCTTTTGAAACAAGAAGGTTATGCAACTGACCCAGCATATAGTCAGAAGCTAATCCAGATCATGAATAAGCACGCATAAGTACTAAGTACGTTCATCCCTTATGGGACGGGTTGCTCAAGGCTGGAACGCGCATGAGCTTACATGGTACTTATTATGTCTATTCAAATCACCTACACCTATCGTGGTGTTAAGTATACTAAGACTGTGAACCGTTAAGCGGCAAGGAGGGTGCAATGCCCTCCATCACTATTTGGCACTGGCCCGCTGCGGCGGACAACCTTTGCCGAAGGCCTTTGGTAAAGCCTAAGAAATTTTACCGAAAAAAATTTTGATTTATTTCTAATGCATTAGAAAAGTTTGTAACACTACACTTTTCTTTTAACAATGGCTAATACTATCATTACCGCAACTGGTAATATTAACAAAACCCCTGGCCTTGGTCTTACCCAAGGCGGCGCCGCTTACGACGCTAAGTACGCTACCTACCTGAAAATCTTTTCGGGTGAGATGATCAAAGCCTATGAATCGGCTTGCATCGCAAAGGGTACTGTGCAGAACCGTCAACTGCGTAACGGCAAATCTGCTCAGTTCATCTTCACTGGCCGTATGACGGCTGATTACCACACCCCTGGCACTCCGATCCTGGGTAGTGGTGATCCCCCGGTGGCTGAGAAGACCATCGTGATGGATGACCTTCTGGTGTCCTCTGCTTTTGTGTACGATCTCGATGAAGTTCTTGCACACTACAGCCTGCGGTCGGAAATCTCTGCAAAGATCGGCCACGCTCTGGCTGAAGCTTATGACAAGAAGATCTTCCGCACCATTGCTAAGGCTGCTCGTGAAGCTCATCCGATCACTGCTGCTCCTGGTCCTGAGCCCGGTGGTTCGATCATCAACCTCGGTGCTGGTAAGGAGTACGATGCTCAGGCAATCGTAGATGCCTTCTTCGAAGCTGCTGCTATTCTCGATGAGAAGAACCTGCCTAAGCAAGGTCGTACCGCTGTGCTGTCTCCTCGTCAGTACTATGCTCTCGTGTCTCAGGTTGACACTAACATCCTGAACCGTGACTACGGTAACAGCCAAGGCAACCTGAACAGTGGTGAAGGCCTGTATGAGATCGCTGGTATCTCTATTCGTCGTTCTAACAACCTGCCCTTCATGGCTGGTTCTGTTAGCCGTGTGAATGGTGAGAACAACGACTACAGCGGTGACTTCTCTGCTCACTGCGGTCTGATCTACTACCGTGATGCTGCTGCTGTTGTGGAAGCTATTGGTCCTCAGATCCAAACCACTGGTGCTGATGTCAAGACCATGTATCAAGGTGATGTGATCGTGGGTCGTCTGGCCATGGGTGCTGGTACTCTGAACCCTGCTGCTGCTATTGAGCTGCAGGCTGTTTGATCTATTTAATGGAGATAACAAATGGCTAATCTTGCAACTGCTGCCGGTAACAATGGTGTCTCCGGTGCTACCAGTGGCATTAGTGGTGGCAACACCGCTGTGCGTAAGTCGGTAGCTAAAACCCAACGTGGTTATGGCTCTGCTGTGACTGCATCTACTGTCTACTCTGAAACCAAGAATCTGCGTTTTGCATATTCGGGTGTTGAGTGTGATGCTCCTGCTATTGATCGTAGCTGATTAATGTTCTATTGGGGATCCTTCGGGGTCCCCTTTTTTTTTATTCTTTAATAAAATGCTCCCTAGTCAAT